CACCGGCGGCGAGCGGCCCTCGCTGGAGAGACGGAATTCCGACAGGTCGCGGTACTTCGCCGCGGCCTGGCACGCCTCGGTGCAGTAGTCATGGCTCTTCGTCTCGGTGTGCGGGTCATTGTACTTGTCGATCAGCTTGAAGACCGTCCCGCACTCCTTGCACGCGGTGTCCTGAAAGCGCTTCAGGATGTAGGTGTCGGTATCGGCGATTTCCTGGATGTGGAGCAGGTACTCGTTCGCCGCCATGTCCTTCTTCAGCACAGCCATAGGAAACTTGCGCTCGTATTCATCGTCGACCTTGGCGCGAGCCTCCTTGCGGGATTCGGCCTCTACCATGCCGCTGAACACTGGTGGCCAGGCCCACCCTTCATCACCGTATGCGCTGGTGGTTGGGCGACGCCCCTTGATCTGGTAGTAAAACTTCGGCATGGCAATCTCCAGGGTCAGTCGTCATTGCCGTAGCAGAAGTCGTAGACGTCGACCTCTTCGTGCTGCACTTTCACGCCGCCGGTGTAGAGGTTCAGAAGAAGCGCTTCGAGACCGTACTTGGAGCCAAGGAAGAGGGTCTTTGATGGGTCGTAATCGTTGATCTTGAGGCTGTAGCACTTGCCTTCTTTGTCGAAACCCATCCGGATTGCGCAGGAATATTTCTCTGTGCGTTCCTCAGCATCGACGTACAGGTGCCAGTACCCGTTGCAAATACCCTCTGTGGTTTCGATGATGATGGCGGGACGATCTTCGCCGCGGGCTTCGTCGCTTTCGCTGAGGCCCTTGGTGATGGTTTTCAGCAACTCGGTCAGAGTGATGCTCTGCGGGAGCGGCTTCATCATCTCCGCCAAACGATCTTGAATGGCCTGCTTCACCGCCTGGTTCTGCATATCGCCGAGCATTCCCGAGACCGTCTTCACTACCAGGTCGCCGAAGCGGCCAACATCTCTGATATCTGTCGGCATCACGCCGGCCAGTTTCTCCTCGAGCAGATCCTTGAATTTCGAGCGGTAGTTGAACTGGGATTCGATGGCGCGCTTCACCGTTTCTTCAACGTTGCTCTGGATGATCGGCTGCAGCTTTTCAGGGCTCAGGGCGGCAGCTACCGACTCGGCTACGATTCCTTCGATGTTGATGTCGAGTTGCATGGGGTTTCTCCAGGGTATGCGGCGCCATCCGTGGCCGGATGGTGGCAATTTGATTTTGGGGTCAGTCGTCGCGAGAAATCCGAAGAGCTTCACGCTGGTAGGCCAGTTCGAGTTTTTGCGCCACTTTTTCAGGTATCGCGTAATCGTGGCGCGGCGGTTCCAGCAGCGGCAGCGCGCCGCCCGGGCCCAGCTCATGCAGCCGATGAATCATCAGCGTCATCGCCTCGCCCTGTTCCTCGATCCCGGCCCACTGCATCAGCTCGGCCAGAGCCTGCTTGGTGCCAGGGCGCACCTTCAGCCTCAGATCCTCTTCCTGTAGCGCTGCTGCCTTGGCGTGGCGGCGTTCGTCACGCTGCTGCTGAGTCAGTGCCATGCTGATCTCCATTTCTCACGAAGGTAGTGCCTGGGCCGTACTCCATCAGGTCGCAGACCCGGTTGATGATGCGCAGGGCGGCGTCGAATACCTCAGCATCGTCCGGCTCGCGGGCCGGGCGCCGCATGTTCGGCTGGTGCTCCAGGCAGACCTTGCCCACCAGGCGCCGGGCCAGCGCGCGGAGTTCGTCGGCGCTGTCGTGGAAGCGCAGGCTCAGCGCAAACGCAACGGCTACATCCTCAGGCCGGTACTGGCCACCGCTCCGGGTGTTGTAGAGCTTCTTCACCGACTTCATCCACGACGGAAGGGTCACGACTCCAGACGCTGTCTTTTGCATGTTGGTCTTCCTGCAGCCCACTGGGCGGTAAGTAGAGTTGGTCTTGCCGGCGGCGCTGGCGTACTCGGGCGTTCACGCGGCGCATCGGCGGGGCTTCCTCGATGGAAAGGGGATTTCGTACATCGTGAGCAGCCGCGTCATGACGGTGCCCGATATCCCCATCTGCTTGGCGGCGGCGTGACGGCTCAGGCCGACATCGCGCAGGGCCTTGAGGCGGTCGCACATCTTTGCGTCCAGTTCGGGATCGATGTAGGTGCGCTCACCCCGGCCCAGGCGCGGGTCAGGCTGGAACGAGAACCCGCCGGCCTTGGCGATCCGGTACAGCGTTGGCTGCGAAAGGCCGGAGGCGGCGATGGCCTGGGTGTAGGTCATGGTGGCGGCCATGCTGCGCACCAGGTCCTCTTGTGCCTGGCGGGCCTCTATTGAGGCCCTGTTGCGGGCGTACTCCGCTTTTGCGCGGGCCTGGCGCTGCAACTTCAGCTCGCTGGGCTGGCCGGGAACGGCTGGCGGGCGCGGCACATAGCCGGCGCCCGCTGACTCGTTGATCTGGCCGCCCCGGGCGAAGAACTCAGCCTTGGCTGCTTCGATCACCGCCATACGGCTGCTGTAGGTTTGGGGGCTGTGTTCGCTCATGGTGCCCCCTACCGAGATAGCGCAACGCGCAGGTACGGATCGATATCGGCTTGCCCCAAGAGCCAGGATTTGTAACTGGCTGGGATGTCCTTGATGGCCGAGCCCGCATGCTTGCCGAAACGAATGATGGTGGGGACTCGTGCATCCTCCGAAATCTCCCAGAGTTCGTCCCAGGAAGAAACTGGCCGGCCCAGGTCTTCCGCCAATGCATCGAGGATCTTCACCAGCAACAGCCGGCAGTTTTTTACATCGTCCAGGGCAGCATGGGCATTTCGCAGTAGGGCTGGAGCCTCGCTGCGGTAGTGCAGATAGATCATCGCTGACTGGGTGTGGGTGTCTGCATCCGGCCACAGGCGACGGCTCAGTGCCGCAGTGCAGATCCGCTTGAGGTCTGGGCGGCCAATGACACCCCAGTCGTAGTCGACGTTATGACCAATCAGGTAGGCGGTATCTCCAGGCAAAGCGAACGCGTCGTGCGCGGGGCAACCCTCAAGCTCTTCGTCAAGAATGTGGCTGGTTGCCAACGCGCCCAGTTCAATAGCTTTGGCCGGCTTGTAGCGCTGCAGGAAGGTGCCGGTTGCCACGGGCTCGGCGATGCTTGCCAGTTGTAGCCACGCTGCCTCCACCAACTGGGGCTGGTTGAGGCCGGTGGTTTCCGAATCGAAAATGTACGCCGTCATGCAGATTGCTCCTGTGGGGTGAGTTCGAATTTGCGCTTGTCTTTGGCGGCCACAACCTGGGCCACCAGGTGGTCGAAGCCGATCGCGATTGTTTTGGCAGCGTTAAAGGCAGCTTGGAGGCTGGCCATGTCCTTGGCAGCGGCGATATCGGCGATTGCGTCCACCAGTAGGTCCTTGGCGCGCTGCTCAGGGTTGATGCCGTCGTTGAGCCAGGCCAGCAGACGGCGCCCAGTGTCCTCAGAGATCAGTTCCGGCCCGTCGAAAATCTTTGTCCGGTCCTTGCTCGCCAGCGCGGTGTGCGCGTCGTGGGTGATGTCCAGCACCACCGTGAATTCGTAATCGGTGCCGTCGCGTTGCTCGGATTTCATGCCGAGTTTCACGATCTTCTTGCCCTCACCCTGGACGGTTTCCGTCTTGCTGCGCATCGTGCAGATGACGTGCAGCGTGCTGGTGAGGATCTTGTTGGTAAGTTGCCGGTGGCGCGGCGTCGTCTCGTTCCAGGCCGCCCAAGTGTTGCCCCGGAATTTCTGGTGAGCCAGCGCCTCGTTGGCCTCCAGGCAGCCGCCCGGGCCAGTCCATTCGTGCGAGTAGCTGTCGATGATCAGCACGTTGTACCCGGCAGCCTCGGCGGCGGCGATTGCCTCAACGTAGCGCTCGGGGGAGAAGGGGGCCTGCAACTCCAGCACGTCAAAGTCGGCAATGTCGGAGTAGAGGGAGGCGCTGCCCTGCTCGGTGTCGATTACCGCGATCCGGCCGCCCAGGCCTTTAGCCATGAGCAGGGCGGAGAAGGTTTTGCCAGAGCCTGATGGGCCCGCAAGTGCCAGCCGTAGCTTGGCCTGCTTGCGTTCGGCTTTCTTGAACATGGAGGTGTCCTCAGTTCGGTTGGTTGTCCCATTCCCGCTCGAGCTTGCGGGCTTCGTCTTCGTACTCTTTGCGCTCATCGCCGGTGAATCGCTCAGGCGAGAAGGCGCCGACCTGTATCCAGTCGAGCTGGGCGGCCAAGCGTGGTGTCGCGTTCATGGCGACCTCAGTAGGTGATTGCGATGGCGGGAATCTTGCGTTGGGCGATCAGGGTGACAGCCTGCTTTGCGCAGGCTTCTGGCATGCCGCCGGCGACGAACGCGTCCAGGGCCGCGCGATTGATGTTGCGGCGGTGGGCTTCGTCGCGCTCGCGGGCCTGCTGCTGGCGCACAAGCTCGTCGGCCGCCGCCTGCTGGCGGCGCTGCTCATCCAGGCGGGCTTGCTCGGCGGCTCGTTCGGCATTCTTCTCGGCTTCGATCCGGGCGATTTCCGCTGCCTGAATAGCTGCCAGTCTGTCTGCTTCCGCCTGGGCGGCTTGGCGTTCGGCCTGCTCAGCCTGTAGCTGCAGTTGCAGGCGCTGGTTCTCAGCTTCGCGCTGCTGGGCGGCGGCCTGGTCCAGCAGATCCTGCTCACGCTTGGCGGCGGCAGCACGTTCAGCTGCGGCACGCTCATCTGCTTCACGCTGTGCGCGCTCGGCGGCTTCACGGGCGATGGCGGCTTCGTGGTCGGCCTTGGCCCGGGCCTCTGCTTCGGCGCGGAGCCGTGCCAGTTCGGCTTGCTCGGCCTCGTAGACCTGTCGTGCTTTCAGGTGGTTACGCAGGGCCAGCAGGCATTGGTCTTTGACCTGGGCAGCTTCGGTAACGAATTCCTCCCAGGATTCGTCGATTACCCGCGCTTCCATTTCTTCGATGGCGGCCTGGATTTGCGCCGCATCCAACGGCCCGGTCACCTCGACGGCGTCCTTCATCGCCTGGATCGCATCAACGTGCCGATCTTTGCGTGCCGTTTCGGCAGCCTCCCAGTCGGTCAGAGGCTTTCGAACTTCTTCTTGCCAGGCGGTTAGCAGTTCGCGCACACGCTTCCGCTCTGCATCGATCTTTTTCGGGACATCCTTCAGCTCAGCCACCAGATCCTTGCCCAGTGCATCAAGCTTGGTTTTCGATCCGGCCAAGTCGTAGGCGATAGACCGGTAAGCAGCCTGGCCCTTCTTGGTTTTTACGTCAGGGGCGGACGCTAAGAACTTGTCGATGTCGTCCCGCACGATCTGCAGGTATGGATCAAGCCCGTTCGGGGTGCTGAATACCGTCAGCGCAACGTCTTTGGCTGGCAAGATGGTCAGTTCAGTTTGTGCGGACACGGCACTATCCTCGCGCTCCATGCTGGGCGCCTTGGTGGTTGGTGTGGTGGGTGGGCAGACAATTTCCATCTGCAGCATTGCGGCGCGGAGCCGGGCGGGCCGGCCCGCCAGGTGGCGATCACGCGCAGAAGCGTATTGCTGGGCGATTTCCTCGTTCGCGGCTTCGTCGAACCAGTTATCGCCCTTGGTGCCACCCACACTCTCCATCCGCCGGTCCAGCTCCATGGCCTGGAGCGTGTCGGCGTACTTTCCAATCTGGGACATGGCGAATCTCCAAGCCGTTGTGGCGGCTGGTGTGTGGCAGGCAGGGTTATTTGACGCGGTAGGCGTAGCAGAACCAGACGAGAGCGATCATGGCGCGACTCCAGGTTGGTCGAGGCCCAGGAAGCGGGCGTCTATATGGCGGATGCGTTCGCAGTACTGCTTGAACTCGGCGCTGTCGATGGCCCTGAGTTCGTGGCTGACGTTCGCGGCTGTGTAGGCGGCGTTGGAATACACCAGGTGCAGATCGGGCTTCGCCGCGGCGAGGGTTTTGATCGCGGTGTCGATCAGGCAGACAGCTTTGTCGTGCGTGTTCATTGCGACGACCTCAACACTCGGTCGTCCAGAACCTTCGCCAGCTCGCAGGCAGCCTGATGCGTGAAGCGAAAGCCCTTCACCTTGCCGGTGGCGCTGTCGGTGACGTGGTACGCCTTGCCCACCGGGATGACCTTGTGCCGGCAGGACACGACCGGGAAGACGATGCCCACCCGCTCGTAGAACTCGGAAGTGGCTAGGCGGGTGCGTTCGCGCAGCACTGCGAGTACTTCGAGGCGACTTTTGAAGCTTGGGTGCATTGCCATCATGATTGACTCCTTTCCGCCCGGTAGCGGCGCATGTAGCCGTTGGTAAGGCGCTTGATGATTCGGGGGTAGCGATCCGGATGGTGGAGGCGGCAGTACAACCATTCGCGCCCCCAGTTTTCGTGATCGCAGTAATCGCAATCGCAGTGCTTCCTAAGTAGGGCATTCGCTTCGGCTTTACAGGCGGAGCGCAGGGTGAGCCAGCGCCGACCGCCGCCACGGAAGACCGTGGCAGACTCAGTGGTAACGTTCATCGTCGCCTCCGTGGCGGCTGGGCGGGTTAATCGGTGTAGGCGATGTACTTGAATTTGCCGTCGCGGAAGTACTCGAAGCGTCCGCCGAACGTGCCGCGAATCTCCTTTTCCACTTCAGCGCGATCCATGTGCGGCGGATAAACGCCTTCTTTGATCATCGAAAAGTGGGTGTGAGGCACGTAGCGCCAATCGACCTTTGTGGGATCAAGGGGCTTAGGCTCGGGCATCTTCCAAGGCTTGCCGGTGTAGGCCGGCTGAGCGGGAGGCGGGTCTTCTGACTCTTCCCAGCCGCAAGCCGGGCAGAATCCGCGAGGAGAGGTGCAGGCGCCGCAGGGTGGGTTGATGTGGCAACTGCAGTTCTGCACCTTGTGCTCATCAAGGACGCCCGAGCAGCCATCCCGGCCGCAGGTATCGCCTTCGCAGTATCCAAGTTCCATGATCGCCTCCAGGGCGTGGACCGCATTGGTCAGATACCAGGCACGGGTGACTAAACCCACCGTGAATGGTGGCCTGGCACCTGCCGATGCGGTCGAGGGGGTTGGTTATTCGGTAGGTGGCGCGGGGAGGGGCTGCCAGTGGGTGACCTCTGTTGAGTCCCATCCGCACCCGTCGTTATCAGCGTCGTCCCAGTAGCGATAAGGCTGGAAGCTTTCTTCGGGCTGGATCGGGTATTCCCAAAAGAGCGCACCGATTTGATAGCGGCCATCCTCGAACAGGATGAGGACGGCTTGTCCGCAATCTGGCAGTACGTGGCTGCACTTGTTCCAGCCGCTCATGACTGCGCCCTGGCGGCGAGCGCTAAACCGCTTGGTGAATCACGCAAAGGCTTATTCCAGCTTCGGTTGAAGTCAGCCATTGCCTGCTCAGGGGTGTCGCCGAAGCCTGCCACGCCACTTTGCAGGTCTGCGCCGTACAGCGCGCACCACTGGTTGCCATCAACACTCAGTGCAGGTCGGTACAAGACCGAAGGCTGAATTGCGTGATCCCAGATGGTCTGGAAGCACTGGGCCGCTTCATGGGAGATGGAATTGCAAGCCATCAAACTGTGTTCGTGATCCATCATTGAATCCTCGTTATCAGAACCCTCAAGACAGCACCCTTCGTCCCGCTGGTTGCCGTTGGGCGCGGGGAGGGAGCTGTCTGGAGAGCTCGGAGAAGGCGAAAGCCCGAGATTTGCCCGGGCTTTCTGGTAGACGTTGCCGCAGTTGGGAGGCCTCGGCGCGCTGTCCGGTTACATGGCGGTATCTCCTGTGGCTCGCTCACTGGGAAGGCAGTGGCCACCTATGGAAGCTGCATTGGAATGTCGGTCCTGACCAAGATGCCTAACTACGTCCGCCCGTTCGCATACAAACAGTTGGCCTGGATCAGCTTTTTTCATGGGGCGCCGACATTCCGATGCAGCCTCTTTCGAGGTGATCGGGCGGGCCATTCCCGCTCGGTCGGTCTATCCCGCTCACTGTCACCGTCATTTCTGGTCGTGTGGGCTAGACCTCCCACGCCTTCCACCAGGGCTCATACGGTTTTGCGTTGCTAAGGTGCAGATGACCGGAGCTGATCCCGGCATGACTATTAGCGGCCTTAGTGACACCGGGGTTTCACCGGGGCGAAGGTTTCAGCCGCTTATTCTTGGACTCGCCGTGGCCATCTGGGCGCTTACTCACTCTACCGGCCACGATTCCCGCGATCCCTCAGGTCTTACACTTGCGCATCAGCCTGCGCATTCATCTGCATCGGAAAGGCATCGGCTTTCAGTCGGGATCTCGCACTTGACGAGGCTCATGCTGCCCGAGTCGATGTCTTTCCGATGGGCACTCTTGCGAATGCCTACGGGCTGGTTACTCGACAAGCTCCAGCCCGGCTACCCGTGGCCAGTAGAGCTTTGGCTTGGCCTTGCCTGTGGTGCCTTGAGCTACCTCAACGACGTAGCTTTCGTGATCTCTTGGCCAGCCAGACCCGACCAGGTTTGGCTCGGAGCCCGCCCGTACCACCTTTACAACAACGCCTGTCTTCTCTTTCCAGCTGCCTTGCGCCGAGCTGGACCACTTCACCTTGTCGCCTTTCTTGAACGCCATCTTGCTGCCCTCTAGGACGGTTGATTTCCCGTCAGCCCCTCGCGAGAAGGGCTGCCAGTGAAATCCTCATGGCAGCAGCGGCGCTACCGCCAAGCGCAAATGCAGGCGAGCGCGGTGGTAGTGGAATGCCTGGATCATTTCTGCTTTGGCAGGACCCCAGCCAGCACCTTCCCGGCACTCAGCCATGGAGCCCATGATGTTGCTTGCTACGCCGCGCGCCCGGCGAGCTTTGAACTGTTCCATCGATTCACCTTCGACGCGTAGCTGGTTTTGATTGCGCATTTGCCTGCCCTCCAGGGCGGTTGATTTTCCAGATGACCCTGTCACCCAAGGTCATCGAGGAAATCGGGTGCCGGTCTTTTCCCGGCTGTCATCCAGTCCTCGGCACTGGCGCCGCTCCGTGCCCGCTGCTGATTGCAGGCCGTGAGTCGTCGTTGGTTTGGGCGGTGAGCTTCCTCCCCGTGGCGTCAATCAGCATCTGTTCGCCATGGATCACAGGTCCTTACAACATGCACGCTGCAGCTCGTTTGCCCAGGCAAGTGGGGCAGGGTGCATGAGGTCCGGCGCCCCTCAATGCCGAAGCTCGGGGCGCTAATTCGATACTTTGTCTCTCCCATCTGCCGCCGGGATGGCGGGGCGCATTGCTTGCCGGGTCGTTCTCTCGGTTTAGGCGTTTCACCTTCGTCAGCCGTACAGGGTTCTCCCTGTCGTGGGCAGCCTTTCGGGGCTGTCTGATCGCCGGTCGCCGGTAGAGGCAATGCGGTCTGTTGGATTTGTTGCGCTGGCTGTTAAAGAGCGGCAGGACTCTTCAGTCCCTGGCGCCTTGTCGCTGGCGTTGAGGTAAATTTAGAAAACTTAACAAAATTGGTCAAGCGATATTTTTAGAAAACTTAACAAGTCGATTTAAGAAGGTGTGCAGCTGGCGGGTAGGCCCGCGTGAGAGCAGGCCTTGAATGAGGGATTGGGGGAGGGGGAGGCGTTTATTCGTCCTTGGGGACGACCCAGCGTACCTGGACGCTGCCATCATCCAGCGAGATCACGGTGACATTGTCGATCTCGGACAGATCGCTCAACACCTGGTCCCAGTCGACTTCTGATTCATCGGGCAATCTCGAAAGCACGGCGATCTTCTCGCGCTGAGCTTTAGGGGAGTTGATGATTGCCTGGAGCCGCGCACCCATGGCGTCGTAGGAAGACGGGGCAGGTGGTGTAGCGGTTTTTGCTCGAGCCATGATTACCTCCTTGTTTGCTGTATGTGCATACAGTACCAAGGATGTGAGAAATGTCACCTGCAAACTATTCGTACGGATACAGACGGATGCGATCGGTATCGGTGCGAGAACATCCGTATCTATTGGATCCGGACGTAAGCAGCTCGAGACGAACATGTAAACTTTTCATACAGATCATCACCGCGAGCAAAGAAAAGCCCGCGCGAGGCGGGCTTGAGGGATCAGGGACGGATCAGAGACCTATCACCTTTACGTCGATCACGCGACCGATGAATTCCCAATCATCCTTGACCTGAATAGTCTCGTACGCCGGGTTGAGCGGGGCGAGGTATTCCTTGCCGGCGTCATACACATACTGCTTGAAGGTGGTCTCTCCATCGCGATGCTGGGCAATGTAGTACTTGCCGCTGACCAGGTCGAAGCCTTCAGGCTGAACAAGCACGTAGGTGCCCGGGAGAAAGCTGGGGCTGGAACTGGAAACCATCGAGTTTCCTTTCACCTCGAGCCAGTACCCGTGCTCGCCTGCGCCTTGGTCTGATTCGAAAAACAATCCTGCACCGCCAACGTAATGATCGGGCGACTCTGCGCGCTGCCCGGCTGCTACCCAGCTAATAACAGGGTAGCTCAGAGCCTTCTTGAATGGACGGAATGCCGGGCCGACGTTTGACTCCAGGCTCGGATCCGGGCCGGTGCCGCCCTCAAGCCATTCGGGCGTGCATTGCAGCACTTCCGCTAGAGCAAGAAGGTTTTTCCCTTTCGCACGGTTCGTCCCGTTCATCCAGAACGTAAGTGTCGCTCGCGACACCTTGATGCGCTCGCTTATGTCGGTAGCGCGGAGGCCCAGGGTCTCCATCCGCGCCTTCATTCGGTCTTTGAATTCCATATTTAGGATTCTAAACAGTGTCTTGTTTAGATAACTTGCCTTGTTCCGTTTATTTTTCTAAACTCGGCGCAAGACAGGAGAAACCACCCATGACCTACGACCAAGCCCTGCAGTTTTTTGGCTCAGGACGATCCATCGGAGAAGCCCTGGGCGTGAGCGGCAGCCGCGTATCTCAGTGCCGTTCTGCCGGGGGGTTCTCCTACCCAATGCAATGCGTCCTGGAAAAGGAGTCCGGCGGCAAGCTCGCAGCGAGCCGTGAGGACGATCCAGCGCACCACGCGAAGAAGTCAGCCGCTTAATCAAATTCGCCAGCCACAAGGAGCTGTACATGTACGACGAACCGCGCCACCTGAAAGACCGGGAGATCAAGTCCCGTTACGACGACGAGACATACGAGGCGCTAAAGGCGGTCGCCAAGCTGCACAAGCTGCAGCTGGCCGTTTTCGTGCGCATGTGCGTTGAAGAAAAACTGGAAAGCATCGTTGAGACCAATGCTACCGACAAACACCAATTGGCCTGAAGTCCCGGAAGGAGGCCTCCGTGCCCGAAAACACGATCTGCCATGGGATCGATGGGCGGCTCTACGAAAAGCTTGAACGGCTCGCGAAGGCCGCGGGGATGACCCCCGGGCAATACGCCGCAAAGCTTGGCGCAGAACGGTTCTTCGAGAAAACCAGGCCAAAGGGTTCCGGGAAGCTCCGGAATTTGCCCGTACCCAAGCTTCGGCTGGTGCGGGACTCAGCAGTCCCTGAAAAGGGAGAGGGAGGGACTGATGAAGACCTCGAATAGCTTCTCCACCAAATCGCAGACGAAAAAAAACCGCCTGGCGGGGCGGCTTCTTCGACTGCATGTGTAACTAATCTCTGGAGCGAATAATGAACGATTCCATCAATTCAGGCAAGGGCCTCTATAGTCCCGCGCCACAAAACGATAGTGATGAATTCGTGGCGCGCACGATGTCGTCGCGGGAGATCGCCGAGCTGACCGGCAAGCGTCATCCCGACGTGAAGCGCGACATCGTTTCGATGGTGGGCGACCTCAAGGAGGATGTGAGCAGTTTTGCTCACACCTACCTGGACCGCTCGAACCGCTCGCAGGTTGAGTATCTGCTTGACCGCGAGCACACAGACTGCCTGCTCACTGGCTACAGCGCACTTCTTCGCATGCGAGTCATTCGGCGCTGGAAGGAGCTGGAGAAGCAGGTTGCGGTGCCAGCCAAGAAAATCAACGGCGCCAAGGTCAACGGGGAGATTGCTCTTTTCGAGTGCTATACGCGCCTGCTCAAGCCGTCGCCATCCAGCCAGATGCTCATGCTCTCGAAGATCGCAGCCAACAACGGGCTTGAATCAAGCTTTCTGCCTGGCTACGCGATTGACGCCGCCCCAGACGCCACTGGTGGCTCGTCCATGGAAACCAAGCCCATTAGCGATCTGATTCGAGAGCGTGGTCTTGCTGGTGCGGCCTCTGCCTTCAACCGCTTGCTCGCCGCCCAGGGGTTCCTCAAGAAGTGCCAGCGCAACAGCACCAGACGCGGTGTCGTTGAATTCTGGTCGATCACTGAAAAGGGCCTGCGCTACGGGAAAAACCTCACCAGCCCCAACAACCCCCGCGAGACGCAGCCGCACTGGTACGTGGATCGTTTTGCTGAGCTTGCCGAGCTTGTCGGCAAAGGACGTCCATGATGGCCGCGCTCCCCTACATGCAGTTCTACGTCGCCGACTACCTGGCCGACACCACCCACCTGACCGCGGAAGAGCATGGCGCCTACATGCTCCTGCTGTTCAGCTACTGGCAGACCGGCAAACCTCTGCGCATCGACCGCCTGGCGACCGTCGCACGTATTCCCAACGACCGTTGGCCTTCCGTTGCCGAAACGTTGAGCGAGTTCTTCCACGTCACCGAAACCCACTGGGTCCAGTTCCGGGTTGAGGCTGATTTGGAGTCGGTGAACAGTAAGGTGGTCACCGCATCGAACGCTGGAAAGGCGTCCGCAAGGGCCAGGGCGATGAAGAAGCAACAGAAATCCAACGACCGCTCAACGGACGTTGAAGATCCGTTGCAACAGAAATCCAACCATAAAGATACAGATACAGAAGAACACAACACACAACGCGCGCCTGAGGAAAATTCGCCCTACCCAAAGGCAGCCAGCGAGATGACCCTTGAGTGGACCCCTGACGAACGCCTCCTCGCTGCGTACGCCAAGCGCATGGGCGTCCCCGTCACCCTGTTTACCCATGAGGCCATCGGCGCGTTCGTGTGCCACTACGCGGCCTCTGGGCGCTTCGAGACGATGCAGTCCTGGGTGAGTCTGTTGGTGAAGTGGATCAAGCGCGACATGGCCACCGGCGCGGCGGCTTCAAACATTCGTCCGTTTCCTGTCCGCCAGGCCAACGGCCCCGACTTCAACGACACCACGTGGGCTGATGACCTGGGGGCGCTGTGATGAAGCCAGTCAACGAGCTGATGAAGACCATGGGCAACCTGCCCGCCGTGGAGGTCGCACCGCTGCGGGTCGACACCGGTACCGCCGACGTAGTGAATGCGCTGTTCAAGGAGTTGCAGGCCGTCTTCCCGGCATGGCGCCAGGCGTGGCCGTCCACCGAGGCGCTGAACGCTGCTAAGCGCAGCTGGATCAAGGCGTTCATGGCTCAGGGCATAACCCAGATTGAGCAGATCCGTTTCGGCATCGAGAAGTGCCGCAAGCTACAGAAGCCGTTCGCCCCGAGCGTCGGCGAGTTCATCGCCATGTGCCAGCCGACCCCTGAGGACTTCGGCATGCCTGCGGCGCCGGATGCATGGCTTGAGGCGTTGATGGGCACCTACAGCCACGAAGCGGTTCGTCTGGCCGCCCGGGAGACTGGCCTGTTCGACCTCCGGGCCGCAAAGCAGGAGGACAAGGGTCTGCGCCAGCGCTTCGACCGCAACTACGAAATCATTCTGCGCCGCGCCATCGCTGGCCAGCCGCTGGACGGGAAGGTACTGACGGGCATCGGCCACGACAGCCAGAAAACGGCGTTGGACCTGGCGAACGAGCAAGCAGAGCGCCAGGCCCAGGCTCGCATGGTGCAGCAGGGCATTCCAGCGAACGGAGCCGCCGCCCGCGCGCAGCTGCTGGCCCGGATGAAGATCAAGCGCCAACCGAATGGGGAGGACCGGCCATGACCGACTACACCGAACTGAAGCGCCTGGCAGAAGCTGCAACACCGGGACCATGGTCTGCTGGCGAGGAGCACGAAAGCACCTCATTTCAAGGGTATACCGTTGGTGACGCCGAGGGGTGGATAGCGGTATTTGGAACGGCCAATGACGATGGGCGAAATGCCGCCTTCATGGCTGCCGCAAACCCTGCCGCCATCCTGGCCCTAATCGCCGAGAACGAGCAATTCCGAGTCGACCGTGCCAACGCAATGGATGACGCCTGCTTGATCGCTGGTGAGCGCGAGCAGCTCAAGGCTGAGGTGGATCGCCTGAACGCCCTGATCAATACCCCTCACACCGACGACTGGTTCGAAGGCGTGCGCCTGGAGCCCGCCCACCAGATCGAGCGCTGGGGCACCTCCCATGACGAAGGAAAGCAGCCTGCCGATTGGTTCTGGCTTCTTGGGTATCTGGGCGGAAAAGCCTTGGCTGCCGCTCTTGCAGGCAACATCGAAAAGGCCAAGCACCACACCATCAGCTCTGGCGCCGCACTGCTCAACTGGTTCCGCGCCATCTCTGGCGACAGCACGGCAATGCGCCCAGGTACTGATTCGAGCAAGGAGGTCGGCCATGACTGACCACTCCCTTCGCACCGAGTCAGACCGCCGCCGGCTGATGAGCTATCTCCAGCACCTGGACCTGGCCAAGCCGCGCAAGGTCTCCATCAGCGAGACCCGCAACAAGCGCAGCGAAGCCCAGAACCGCCTGCTGTGGATGTGGAACGGCCTGATCCAGACCCACCTGCGCGATTCCTACGGCCAGTTGGCCAGCAGCGAAGAGTGGCACGAGATCCTGGTGGCCAAGCTCTGGCCTTCCGAGGTCCGCCGCGTGGAGCTGCCCGACGGCGCCGCGTTCCGGGTTGGTCGGGCCAAGACCCGCAAGTTCACCACGGTGCAGATGACCAGTTACCTCGAACTGCTGGACGCCTACTGCGCCGAGCACCTGCAGCTCCTACTGCCCCACCCAGACGACTTGATGATGGCCATCTACGGCGAGCGCCGGAGGACTGCAGCATGAACATTCAGAAAATTTTGCCAGCGCTCAAGCGCGCCTACGCAAGGTTCGAGATTTTCGGATGCGTGGCCTACACCTCGACCTGGACGCCTGCTGATCTGCATCAGGGGGTGTTGCTGTGAGCCATCAATTCAAGCCGGGGGATCAGGCGCTGATAGTCGGGGCGCGAAATTACCCATCGAACATTGGCAAGACCTGTGAGCTCATCGAGTTCCTGGGGGTAGAACAGGTCAGCACTTGGCGTGATCCCTGCGACAATCTGCGCGTTCGGAATGCCACCGGAGAGCCGTGCTGGCTTGTCGTAGGTGACGGGGTGTTCTCGGGGGCCAAGGATTCTGATGGAGCCGCCCTAGCGCTTCCGCGCCACCTCATGCCTCTGCGCGGCGACTTCACCCCGGAACAGCAGAAAGCCAAGGAGGCCGAGCCATGCCTCTGACCCGGAAGGAGCCGAAGCCAAAGACCTGCATCAACCAGGCGTGCGGGGCCTCATTCGTCCCGGACCCGCGCCGGCTGGGGCAGAAGGTGTGCAGCCCGGCCTGTGGCCTGGCCACCAAGGACGTGAGCATGCCGAAGGCCCGCAAGGCCATCGCAGACCGTGAGCGCCGCGAGATCAAGGTGCGCAAGGAGAAGCTGAAGACCAAGGCGGACCACATGCGTGACGCCCAGCAAGCGTTCAACGAATGGGTGCGCCTGCGTGATGCTGACTTGCCGTGCATCAGCTGCGACTCGCTGCCCAGCGACCACGACCTAATCACCGGCAGCCGCTGGGATGCTGGTCACTACCGGTCGGTGGGCGCCTGCCCGGAACTGCGCTTTTCGACGCTGAACGTGCACCGCCAGTGCGTGAAGTGCAACCGCAACCTATCGGGGAACGCTGTGGAGTACCGGATTCGTCTGGTCCGCCGCATCGGTGCTGACAAGGTGGAATGGCTCGAAGGGCCTCATCAGCCATGCAAATACACCATCGACGACCTGAAGGCCATCACGGCCACCTACCGGGCCCTGGCTCGCGACCTGAAGAAGGAGGCCGCATGAACAACTTCACCGACCTGGTAGACCTCTGCCGCATCGCTGTGATGATCGCCGTCTTCGCCTGGTTCTGTCTGGAGCACCCAAACCATGGCTGAACTCGCTTTCGTCCTGATGTGCACGGCCATCTGCGGCCTCTTCTGCCTGAATCTGAAGCTGCACCGCCGGCTGAAGAACAAGAACTGAATTTTGCAATGGGGGATGGGGAAGTGACCGAACAAATCAAATTGGCGCCATGCCCGTTTTGCGAAGGACCGCCCTGCGTGGAGTACGCAGACCAGATGACTGGCAAGGAAGTGCTGCTGGACCGGCCTCAGAGCGAGGAGGGCGACGAATGCTACGAGGCTTATGTGCGGTGCCACGACTGCGGCGCGCAGGGTCCGAGTATTGATTCGATCATGCTGGGCATATTTGAGGGCATGCACGACCTGCGGGTGATTGATGTTGCCCGCATCGCGGCAGAGCGCTGGAACGAGCGACACAACAAGGCGCGACCCTGCTTTGACGCCGGGGAAAAAAAGGGCCTGAATCTGTTTCCTCGGGGGGATTGAAAATGATGAAACTGAACTCGGCCCGGGCAGCCTGGCACGACGCCTACTACACCCCATGGGACAGCCAGGGCGCCCACGTTGAACAGATCGGCCTGCTGGGCTGCTCCGTGCAGAAGACCGAAAAGATGGTGA